GCCGGATCCTCTACATCTCGGCCGTCGTCGAACAAGGGAACCGCGAGGACCTCGAGCTGACCGTGGAGGAACAGGCGTCGTGATCTCTCTTTCCTGGAATAGTTCCTTCGAGCCCAACAGCTACGACGCGAACGCGCATATCGGCTCGCTCGTAAGCGCCCTTAAAGAGATGCCGCGACATATCGCCAGGAAGCACGCCAAGGCCGCGATGCGTCGAACGCTAAAACACGGGATTCCGATCCTTCGAAGAAACACGCCCCCCCTCGGGACGAGTCGCGGCCGCCGCAAGTCTGGGCAGCGTGCGAGGTCGACAGGCGACCTCCGCCGACGCGTTGCAACGAAGGCAGGCCAGACCGGGAACAATGGCGACTTCGGCGCGTTCGTTTGGGGCGTCCTCGGCTATCGGACCAAAGGCCAGGACCGCAAGCATATCTGGCTGAATTTCGGCACGTCTCGCGGCGTCCGCGCCTATGACATGATCGGGAAAACCATGGCGGAGATGGGGCCGGTCGCCGCCGAGAAGCTCGCCGCAGAGCTGGCGATAGCGGTCGAGAAGGCGGCGAATGAACTCGCCAGCAAGAAAAACCCCGGAATGTCCGCTCGCGGCCGCGCCGCCGGTCTCTAACGAAAAGGCTCCACGATGTCCGCTCCCCAGGTCTGGCTCCGCTCCGCGATCGAGGCGGCCGCCGAGTGTGACGCGTATCCGATCCAGGCCCCGGAGGGCGTCGCCCCGCCCTACGTGATCTACGAGCGGACGGCGACGATCCGCTAGCAGATCCTCGCCGACACGCTCGGCAGTCCGGCGGCCGGCACGATCACGCCGCCCACGGCCTCGATCACGGTCCTCGTCTTCGTTGACGACTACGTCGCGGTCTGGGAGCGGTCGGCCGAGATCCTGGCCGCCATCCACGGCTACGCCGGCCAGTATCAAGGCACGACGATCGAGTCTTGCCTCGTGACCGAAGAGAAGGACGCCGAGCCGGTCTACATGGACGGACGCGATACGCCGACCTACGTCGTCGAACAGACGGTCGAGATCCGCTGGAGGTGAGATTCTCCGGATTGTCGCCGTCCTAAACTGAAAGCCGCAAACCAGGAGCCTAAAACATGCCGGACCCCGTCCCGACGTTCGTCAGTTCGCACGCGACGACATTCAGCTTTTCGGGCACGACGTACAAGTGTGTCGACATCTCCTTCGAGAGTTCGGCACCGAGCCGCGATCGCGTCGATATGTCGACCCTCGACCAGGCGGACGGCTCCACGATGACGATGATGGATAGCCCGCTGAAGCCGGCGGCCGACCCGGATAAGTTCACGATCACCTACAAATACACCGGCACGAAGCCGGCCGCAGGAACTCAAGCGACCCTTACGACGGCCGACGGCAGCGGTACGTTTTTCTGCACTGCCTCCAGCTTGTCTCGTAAGAGCAACTCTTACGTCGAAGGCACGGCCACGTTCGAGAAGGTAACGACCTGAGCCGGGAGGCCACATGCCCGGCCTGTATTCGTCTCATGGTACGACCGTCAGTTTCAACGGCACGAACATCGGCTACCTGACCGGGTTCGAAGTTGATGCCAGGTCGGGCCAGCCAGTCGAGACGACGAACGTCACCAGTACGGTAGTCGGCACAGGCGCGAAAACTCGCGTCGTGAAGCAATACGACTGCACGACCGTTGAGCCGCCGACAGTCTCGATCACTTTTCACGGCCCGCCGTCTTTCTCATTTACCGACGCTGGATTCAAAGCGACGTTGGCGTTCAATGCTCCAGGGAATGTTTTCTCGGCGGAGGCAATCCTCCTAACGTTTAACCATTCCGGCCGGGCCGGCCAACGGTCGACCGGGTCCGCCACGTTTCAAATGACAGGAAAACCATAAGACCATGTCTCTATCTTTCGACGAGCTGCTCGACCTGGCCGCTAGGAAGGGTCCGCACGAATTCGAAGTCCGTGCCCTTGGCGGAAAGAAGGTCTACATCCGCGACCCATCCTCCGCCGACGTGGACGCGTGGCGGATGCACTGCTCGCGCCACCAGTCGGGAGACTCCCCGCTCGCGGCGAAGCTGGTACAGCTTCTCCTTTGCGACGAAGAGGGCGAGCGAATCGTCCCGCAGACGCAAGAGGCCCTGGCACAACTGGCGGACGGCGACCCGAAGGCGATCGACGAGATCGCGAAGTTATGCCTCCCGCTCGTGAATGAACCATCGGAAGACGACTTGGAGAACGAAAAAAAAGTCTGAGGGCGAACCCGTGGGAGTTGTTTACCTACAGGCTCGCCCTCCAGCTCGGGATCTGGGATGTCGAGGATCTGAAACGAAGGATTTCACGGAGACAACTGCGGAAGTGGCTCGCGTTCTATCTGATCGAACCATGGGGCCAGTCGTGGCTCCTGGCCGGTCGGATGACGAGCCTGATCCGAAACGCGTTCACAGGCAAGTATGACCGCCACGACGAGGAGCGGTTCCTGATCACGTACCGCGAAGGCGACGAGCATCGGTCAAAGGTTCCACTCACTGACGAACAGCTCGCCGCGAAACTGGCGGCCATCCCGGGACTGAAGAAGAAGAAGAAGAAGCTATGGCGACCATCGGAAAAGTCCGGGCAGTCTTCACCGCCTCAACCTCCGGCCTCGTCGCCGGAGTGAACCAGGCCGCCGGCTCTATGCGGAAGCTCGAGTCGAGCGTCGGATCTCTGCGGTCGGGGATGGGGGCGCTCGTCGCGATCCAAGGGGCCCAGCTCTTCGGCTCGATCGCAAACGCCGCCGGCGGATACATCCGCTCTCTCGTCTCGATGGGCCAGGCACAGGCCGACGTGATCGACCAACAATCGAAGCTGGCGGCCCGGGTCGGCATGACCTACGGCGAGTTTGCCGGGCTCGCCCTCGCCGGGGACCTGGCCGGCGTCGGGATGGACGCGATCGCGACCGCGGCCACGAAGGCAGACGTCGCGTTCGTGAAGGCCCAGAACGGCTCGAAGACGGCCCAGGCCGCGTTCTCCGCGCTCGGCCTCTCGATGGAAGATCTCGGCGGGATGTCGGCCGCGGAGCGGTTCCAGGCGATTGCCTCGGCCATCGCCCAACTTCCGACCGAGGCCCAGCGGTCCGCCGCCGCCGTTCAGTTATTCGGTCGGGCTGGTGCCCAGCTCCTCCCGTTGTTTTCGGGTGGAGCCGAAGGCATCGCCGAGGCCGCCGCCCAGGCGGAGCGGCTCGGGCTGAATCTCACTACCGCCCAAGGCCAGGACGTCGAGGCGATGAACGACGCGTTTACACTTGCCGGGAAGGCCGTGCAGGGAGTGGTTCAACAGGTCGTCGCGTACCTTGCTCCAGCAGTCAAGGCCGTGGCCGACACGTTCACAAACCTGGTGGGATCGATCGGCGGCGCGAACATCGGCCAGGCGATCGGCGACGGGATCCTCGTCGGGGCTCGGTTCCTCGCCGGGATCGGGGACTACCTCATCGCCAACCTAGGGAGCGTTTTTTCGTATCTCTCCGAGGTCGGCTCACAGTGGAACGCGGTCGTCGACTTTATGAACCGGGCCGGCAACTTCATCGCCGGCGTGTTTAATTCCGCGGAGGCTGGGCTGGGGTTAATCGTCCTCGCGTTCACCGGGTCGTTTGAGGTCCTCGCAAAAATCGCCCAGCAGATCGGAGGCTACCTCGGGTTCGATACGTCCTCGATCGACGCGATCGTTGCCGGGGCCGTGGCGTTTAACGACGAACTGGCAGCCGGCATAAACGAAAACATGAACGCGGCCGCGAGCAACTTCTCCGCCGCGTTCTCGTCGGAGACCTCAAACGCGGCCGGGCAGGCGATCGCCGGGCCGCTCACGACGGCCCTCGACGCCGCCGTAGCCCAGGCCAACGCGTCCGCGAACCAGGTCGAGACCGCCGGCAAGGGTGCCGCCGTCGCGATCACCGACGCCGCCGCCATGGCGGCCGAGCCGCAGCAATTGAAGGGCGTGGACTCCAGGTCGAGCGAAGGTATATCCGAGATGTTCCGCCTGATGCGCGGCACAGGCGACGACGTCCAGGAGCAGCAGCTCGGAGTCCTCGAGGAGATCCGCGACGCGATCTCCGGCCAGGAAGACGACTATCCGTTTGCGATCGAGGGAGGCTGACGAGATGCCGCTCGGCACGTTCGACTATCAGAGAATCCTCGAGGGGACGAGCGTCTCCGGCAAGTTCGGCGAATCGCTCCAGGTCGTCGAGAAGTGGCAAATCCGCGTGGATAATCCGGCATCATCGAAGGCCGAGATCCTGGCCGCGATTGCCACCACGGCCGGCATCACGTGGGGCGCGTCTCATTTTGAGTTTTCAGCCTTAAAGGCGATGGAGTTCGAGTTCTCGCCGATCGGCCGCGACGGCCTCCGATGGATCCTCTCGGTGAGTTATTACGTCCCGCCGACGACGAAGCGTCCCAAGGCGAACGGGATCCCGGAGGACGTCTGGGAACGGTCGGGCGGGACGACGAGCGTCCCCGCGTTTCGCGATAAGGACGGGACTATCATCGTGAACGCGGCGAAGGACCCGATCGAAGGCCTCCAGAAGGAACGCGAGGAGTCCTCCTGGACGCTCGTCAAATACTACGAGACGGAGTCAACGCTCACGACTGACGTCACGGCATACGCCGGCAAGGTGAATACAAGCACGTGGGCAGGCGGCGCGGCGAAAACGTGGAAGTGTTACTTCAAGGGCGCGAAGGCCCAGAGCGTCTCGAAGCTCGACGGAGACGACGACGCCGGGACGCTCGAGTTTATCGAGAGCCGCTGGGAGTTCCGCTACGAGCCCGATACCTGGCGGCTCATGCCGTGGGATGTCGGGTTCATGGAGCTGGTGAGCGGTGAGCGGAAGGTGATCACCGGAAACGACGGAAAGCCCGTGAAGCAACCCGTCGCCCTTAACACGAGCGGCACGAAGCGCAGCCCAGGCACGGCCCCCAGCGTCGTCAACAACAGAGCCAGCGTCGAGATCTACGCAACCGCCGACTGGTCGACCGCCCTCGGAACGCCAGCTCTCATCTAATGGCGAAAAAGGTTTCATTCTCTGAGTCCGACGCCAGACGTATCGCGTCGACGGTTCGCGCCCACGAACGCGGCAACCGGGACCAGCCTCCGGTATTGTTTCGGCAAAGCGGAGACGACGGCTCCCCGGTCCGCCTCTGTAAGACCTCGACCGCCTGGAACAAGGGCACGACGGCGACCCTAAACGTCTGGGAAGGCGGAACGCCGCCGAACGAAACACAGTCGACCGGCCTCACGCTCGAGGGATGCGTGAACAAGTTCGCGAACGTGGCGAGCGGTAAGTGGGTGATCGTTGCTCTCGGCGCGAACGGTTCGCATTATCTAATCTCGGCCGAGTGCTAACGTGGTGCTACTTCCAAACTGTTTATGTTGCGAGCCGCCGCCGGTTTGCTCTCTTCCTGCGCTGCCCGACTCTGTAGTCGTTGAGCTGACGTCCAGCGGAACCACGGGATACGGTTCCGCGAAACTCAGGCACTACGCGAGACCGCCCACGCTA